TACGACCGACACCACCCGTGCCGCCGTGTGAGGCTGATGCCCCTGAAGGGTTACCGCCTGCACCGCCGCTTGAGGTAATTAAGCTTGATCCAAGGGATAAATTTTGACCCTTAATGAGTACGGCACCACCTGCTGCACCGCCGCCACCACCTGCATTGCCACCACCTAAAGAGTTCGTGCCGTTACCGCCTGATACGGTAATTGATCCTGAGACAGTAACTTGTCTGCCGATTAAAATCACAATTCCGCCGCCGACTCCCCCTGACCCTGAGCTGTTGCCTGCGTTTTGATTACCGCCTGCACCGCCGCCGCCCCCGAAGTAAAGCGTAGTCAGCCCTGCGTCACCGATGGTTGAACCAGCAGTACCTGAGCCTGGAAAGTCCCCTGCTGCTGTTCCTTGAGTTGCATACGCCCCCTGACCACCGCCCTGCGCGTTTCCGCTACCCAATGCACCGCCGCCACCACCGTTGCCGTTGGCCGACGTCGAGTTGCTACCGACTCCTGGATACCCCTCCCCTGAATTACCGACAAATGTGCCGTTTGGCCCTGAGCCGCCTCTGCCCGAGTTAAAATTAAACCCTTTTGCTGAGGCGCTGATGGTACCCGCAACGGTAATGGAGACATTAGCTAACACGGCAAAAATCCCACCCTTGGTGCCGTCCCAGCCGCTGGCAGACAGCGTGTGGCCCGCGTTTACCGTATAGGTTGAGTACTGCACCAGCCGCACTACCTGTGCACCCGTGCCATAGGTGTTAATAAGGCTGTAACTGAGTGTCCACGACCCTGTACCACCGCCTGAGGCAATTTTATTGAGCTCCCAGTTCCCAGAACCTGTTCCTTGGGTTTGATGAATAAGCACGAGGTCGCCGTTACTAAAGCCTGTACCCGAGCCGACCGCTAAGCTGGTTGATGAGGCAGTGCCTGTGCAGTTGGTATTGGCCGTACTGTCAGTCGCGCTTCCTGAAGAGGAGAATGCGCCAGCCGACCCGTTGCCAAACTTATCAGGCCAAACAGAGGTGTCGTCGATGCGGAATTGTCGTTGTGCCATATTAGAGGTTCTGGCCGACTACATAGCCGTCATAATTACCAGAACTCGTACAGATAAAGCCAAACACATCGGTTTTGCTTGCGGTAGTAGTCAGTGTCGGCACAACCCCGTTTGGCCACTTAATCGTTGCAAACCAGGTAACAGTGCGTGAGCCTGTACCGTCTTGTACCAGTCTGACCATGAACGCCTGCCCGACTGAAACATTAGACAGCGCTAGGGTGCGATTGCCGCCTAAGGTAACGGTGTGAATATTAGAGGTAGATAAGTCCATCGTGACTGTTGCGCCGTCCGTGTCAGTGGTCATTGACTGAAGCGAACCGCTGATGGTAGGCTTGGTTAAGGTTTTGTTGGTCAGCGTCTGAACCGCTGAGACACCAGCGACAGTCGTACTATCAAGCTTTGAGAACACAATGCCTGCGCTTGATGAAATATTGGCGTTTTGGATGTTCCCGTTAAACTCGTTATAGATCGTTTGAAAGTTGTTATTTAAATCCGTATACAGCGGATTTTCATTATCAACGTAGGTATGTGGTACAACAAGTAGTCCCATAAATTACAAAAAAAGATCGGTTACCCGACCTTCACTAGTCTTTCTTACTGTAGCACGTCAAACTCTACCTTGTCAACTATCTGATCTGACGGCCTTTATAGTATGACTCCAAATTATTCACAATCGGTTGCTCAGAAAGCGTACTGTGTCTGAGAGAATGACGAACCGTTAAGGCAGTGGCTGTGCCGCCACCATCGGTATACAAAAAGCGCTTTCTGACTCTTCCCTGACCACCAAGGGTTGATGTGCCTGTTGGCCCCAGCCGAAATGTCCCTGTCGGTCCAAGACCAGCTGAGCCTGAAGATAAACTCATATTGGCCACATTCGCGTAGGCGCCTAGGTTAACTGATGCATAAATGCCAACCGTGCCTGTGCCAGAGGGCGCATTTGCATAGCCAAAGCGAAGCACTTTATACGCGTCAGGATTGCCGTAGCTGTCGTCTTTTGAATCCCACCTGGCATCAATGGCAACGCCGTTATCTGAAGTGCCTGTATGTTGATACACTTTGCCCGTGGTAGCGTCAGCCACATACATTTTCAGCACTGCGCCAGAGGGAAAGTCAGCAAACATCGACGGAGTCCAGCCTGTATAGGTCGTCCAGGCTTCTGTGTCAATCTCGGCTCCAAAGCTCTCCCCGCCTTCACCAGATAACCTTCTGGCAGCTAAGATGTCATACACTAAAACAAGCGAGTTATGCGTATCAGAGCCGTTGGGTACGGCAAAGTAGACTTTATTATTATTTATCCAGGCCGCAGTTAAGGAAAGCTGCGGTTTATTGAGGCCATTTAAGGTTCCCTGAATCTTGGTTGAGAGCAGTTCGTGTCGAAAAGCGTCAAAATCAGTTCGGTAAATACGCCGTATTTGCCCCTTATTATCCATAAACCAAATCTCATTACCAACTCTGACGGCCGCCCTCGTGCCAGCCAAGCCAACTTCCTCTGAAAGATTAGTCATATTCGAGCTTGATGAGGTTAATTGCCACGAGTTGTCACCATACCCAGATAAATAGGTGATTGATCGCTCTTTAAAGATCACCAACTGATCGCCTAAATCCATGGCCGTTAAGATGCGTCCATCGCCTGGCACCTCAACATAGTTTGAGGCCGTAGTCCAGGTCGTTGGATCACCCAAAGCCGACCAATAGAGTCTATTAGGATAGGATACCCCTGACACGGTGACATTATTTAAGGCAAACATATGGTTTTGATACCACTTCAGCACATTACCGTGAGGAACCGCTGCACCCAGGTCGGTTAAACACGTATTTAAGGTAGTAGACACTCTATCCCAGACCTTAATGGTATTGTCTTGGTTGGCGATATAGATTTTATTTAGTGTCTGTACATTTTCCATCCAGACATTGTTGCCCGCGGTTAAGTTGTTGGCCAGTTGTCCCCACGTAGAGCCGTTTAAATACCATAAGTTCGTCGATTCGGTTGCCAAAAGGTCTGTGCCTGTACTTCTAATAAAGGCGTCCAGGCCAGTGATGGGATTTGCGGAAATACTATTGCCAACAAGCGTCAACCCGTCACGACGCCTGAGTTGTCCTACATAGGTAATATCCCAGTTGCGAAGAAGGGACGCTTCGTTATCGGCAATATCTTGCGGGTTGGCGGTATCATTGAGCCCCCCGCTATAATCTGCGTACATTTTGGGCTGTACTTGCATATTAGATGTACTCCTGGTCAACGTAAAGATCGTAATTTGAGGTAATGCTGATTGACTTTGGCTCCTCTACCTGCTGTTCGTTTAAGGCTTCAACCATTGCCTGGACGCGCTGCTCAAACGTGTTTCGCATCGCTTGGGCTGCTGGGTGCTGATCGTCCTGGTCAAGATAGTTAGCATATGCGCCAAACTTTATTAGATGGTGATATTTGGGGACAAAGATAGGCGTGTCAGATGAGGCGGATAGCTCAGACGGTGTGTAGATGTACCAAATCTTAAGCGAGCCAACGGCAGTATCGGTTGGTATTGGCATAAATCCGATATTTCGCGTTCCCGAGCTGTTGCCGACAATGTAATAATACGGCGTTCCTGGCGTAAAGCCTTCGTTGGTGCTGCTTGACGCTTGCAAAACAGGAATCTTGTCAATGGTAATCGGTAATGCTCGCCTCCACGACCCACTGTACTGGATATTTACCATGAGCATTTTTTCAAAATCCGTTGGCAGTAAGTACTCTTGCTGGCCTGAGACTGAGTTAGCCACCGAAGCCTTGATAAAACGGTCTGGTTGGTCTTTTTGCACGGCATCAACCATGTACAGATACGCATCATTAATCCACTTAGTGAGCCCCGAGTCGTCAACCGTTACGCCAGGGCCAATAATATTTTTAAGGTCTACTAATAAGTCTGCAAGCGTCAAAGTGAAATCCCTCCTTGTCTTAATTCAATATGTGTTTGCTTATGACAACGAATACAAAGTCCAATTACATGTTTAGGTATTGAATAATCGGGGTGATGCTTC